ACTGAACGATGATGTATTGGCGCCCGCTGACAAGGTGATGCTCAAACTTGCGGCAATACTTCCGTTCTTGTAGACCCTGAATGTAGCGCTTGCTGCTCCTTGAGAGTAGAAGCTGTACTCTGCGGCAGTACAAGCTTCCGGCGCCACGAAGTTGGCTCTAGCGTCTTGTATCGACGTGATTGCCGAGTCGCCCATCAAGTTAAACCAGCCAGCAGTCGCGGTTTTGAACGTCCTGTAGCCATTGACGGTGTAAAAACCTCCTCCAGACGCTGCTGAGGGAGTGACCCAGGTGTAGGTTCCGTTGCCATTGCTCTGAAGGTACTGCCCGCTAGTGCCGATACCGATAAACGAAACATCGCCACTGGAGTCCACCACCACGATAGATGTGTTTGTTGGTGTGGGGTCGAAGGTGACCCTGCCTACCTTGGTGACAATGTCCTCAAAGTCGAAATTGGCGTATTTGCTATCTGCGTCGTGATAGTATCGAATTGTTTCCCACGCGGGCTTGACGTTGCCAACAGGAGTGCCTCCGTGAAGGTTGATGCAGTCCCCCTTGGTTGCAAGGAAAGACACAACCCCCCAGTCATCTAGGCCGTGGTGAGGGCTTTTTACTATATCACCAATAATCCCTCCTCCACTGCCATTTCCAGTGTTGTTTACCGTGCCCGAAAAACCAATAGGCGTCACCCAATCCGGGTTTACGCCAGGATTAACCTCTCTTTGAAATCCAACGACAAGGAAAGAACCCTGGACCCCGCTGTTTGCCGTCCACTTAAACGACAGAGGCATGATGTGATCGAAATCCGTTACGAACTGAGTCCCGGGTTGAGCAAAAGCGGTTTTACCCACGATGATAGGGTCGATCAGCGACTGCCCGCCTCCTGTGGGTATGAGGTTCATATCGTAGACCTTTCGATGTTCACCGAATATGTCCATATATGCATTGCAAACATAGGAGTGCAGAGAGTCGTAGTAGGTTTCCGGAATGTTTGGGGCTTCTGTGTCGCCAGCACGGTGACCCCTCCACTGAAGTTGCTCCTGGAATCCTCCCCCCGAGAAGTCAAAGTCGCCGTCCGCATCGCTGTTCTTGTTCATCGCCCACAGCGTTCCAGCAACGTGGTTATTTACGAACTCTGCGCGAGAGCCTAAGCGCGATGAACCGATGTTAATAATCTCGTACCCATCTCCACCATCAACTCTTGTGGTGATGTCGTAGGATTCGCTTCCATCACCTAGGGTGACCCTACACCCCGTGACTTGAATCCACTGAGGACGAGTTTTCCATCTGTCTGTGCTTCCTGAATAGCTGTCGTATCCCCCGGTGCCGTCAGCGTTGGCTGATCGCCACACGGGATTACTGTCATCCCAATCCCCAGTGTTTGTTGCGCTTGTGTTTGGGCGAGGGCCGTGATCGGGTTCGTACATCTGGAAACCCATCTCGAACCTGAATTCTTCAAAATCAATTATGGCGTTGTTTGATTCAGTTGGCAACGGAATGCTGATGTCATCGTACATGTAGTGAAACAAGTGCTCGTCACCGCCTTCCTCAAGAATCACGCCTGTACCGTTGTCTTCCCCCTGGATCTTACACCCTACAGGGGCGTAGTTAGTTTGGTTCCCGTACTGAATTGTTAAAGGCACAGTTGTCGCCCCCCAGCCATCGCCCGTATTGTTGGTGGCTTCGTGAGGAATCAAGATCTCATACCAAGCGTCGTCGTAGTTGGTTGTTCCACTCTTAACCCATTCTATTTGGCCATAAAGCTTCCGGAAATACGTTCGGTCAACAGTAGCAAACCCGCCAACCAAGCCCGGATCGTAGTAGGTAAGGATGTTGTCGATAAGGATTCCGTCAGGGCTTCCGCTGCTCATGACATGCGTCTCAACAACTCGTCGCAACCTCCAGTAGTTTCCGTCTGTGTCCTTGAATTCCAACCTTACCCGGCAAACCAAGCTAGTTCCTATCTGAAACTTTTTGAAGGTGCTTGAGGCAGTCAAGTTTAGCCCGTTCTGAACCCAGAATCTGGCGTTTGCGCCAATCTGCAACCGCAGAACCTCTCCGCTCTGAAACTCAAGATCTGAGACTGAGCGTTCTGGGAACCCCATGTAAGAGATGGCGCTCGCAGGGTACTGATAGTATGGCAGTTGAACTTCTTCTCCCGCAACTGGAGCGCTCCCGTTATGGAAACGATACCACTTATCCCGACGACCGTTTCCTCCGGAGTAAAACAGAATTGACGGCTGTATCCCTAGTGATTGCTGTTGGTTCTGAAGAAGCTGAAGTAGCTCGTTGTGGTTGATGTGACCAATGTTGCTGTTGAGGTAGAACCCGTCTGCATAAAGCCAATCTGATCCGCCTTCTTCGTGAGTCAGTTCGACCTGGAAAACAGGCAGAGTCCTTCTCTTAACTGCGCCAAACTCTACCTTGAACTTATCGTCAAAATCGCGGTCATAGTAGGCGGAAGTGTCGTTATACGATGTCCAGTCATCCAATGTTGGGTTGTACTTATGGTACATCCTGTGAACGCCCTCACCGTTCATGGTGGCCACGTCAAGTCTGTTCACCAAATTGAGCATCCCGTCAAAAAGTATCACGGTTGCCCCAAATGTGTGCGCAATATCCTCTAGCACTGACGCTGTGTCGAAGTACCTGGGGGGCGCTTCAAGCTCCCTAGTGCGATCAACCTGCTTCTTTGGTTTATTGAATGTCTCAGCCCGACACCTGATGTAATAAAGCAAAGAGTCTGAATGGTGGAACTCCTGAGACCCGCCATTGTGAATCATGCTTGGAGCCGGCATCGCGATCTCTGAGAGCATCGTGATATACGACTGACCTAGCTCGTTCTGGACGTAATCTCGGTAAGCTGCGAATGCAGGGATCTTGTAGTTGATCTCCTTCATCCAGAAGATCAGCCTCTTAAACCCTTGGTAACCGTCGTATGGAGGGTTGTCATCCTTCCACTCCACTCCGCGCAAGTACGCGAGTCCGTCCGTAAACTTTACGTCTAGGTAGTGGTAGTTGTTTTGGATTGTAATCGCTGTGTCCTCAACGACAAGGTGTCCGTACCAATATGGACGCGCAGCGGAAGAGTGATTTGTGAAGAAAAGTGCGAACACCGAGCCCTCTCTTTGTTCGAGAAGATCTTCCCAGCACTCCAGTTGAGTGTCGTCAAGTCGCAGGGTCATGCTCAAGGTGGACCCCATGAAGGCATTCATAAAATCCTCTTGCCCCCCCTTGTACTCCAGTGAGGCGCCTGGATCCATCATATCCAAATCAAGCCTCATGCCGCTGTAGTCGCTGGCTGCAATATCGCCATCAGTGTCGCCAATGACGATGCGGTAGGCGTTGTTGGAGGAGCTTACAGGTGCGTTCTCGGCAGAGAAGAACTTGGTGTCAAAGATGTATTCTACAGCCATTATCCAAATGTACGGTCGATGGCGCGTGTGCCTCGTTGGTTAGAAATTACCACGTCGTTTCCAGAGATTGAACCACCTAGACGCACAACGCCGGCTGTTGCAGTACCCCCCGCCGCGACGGCTGCTGAGCTTGATGCGGTCGTTCCGGACCTCAAATTAAGACCCGTCATACCTTCAGCAAGGAAGGTGCCAAAGCCGCCTTCGATCGCGCTACCCGCTGCGCCCGCCGCCGCACTAGTTCCGCCCGAAACGATAAGCAAGATGGTGTACAGCGTGATCAGCGTGATGAGCTTGGCTACCAAAGCATAGAACGTGTTCAAGAAGCTCTCTTTGAGCGTCTGCCAGAAATTAGCTCCGTCTTTTGCCGCCGCAACAAAAGCTTCTCCAAGGAAGCTTACTTGCTGATTGAAGAAGGTAATAAGGGAACTGGCATTCGCCACGTTTCTAGCCTCCTCCTGAAGTACTTGAAGCTTGTCTGTGAGCTGATCGAAAGCAACGAGGTTGACACCGTTTGGCGCCGAGGCCAAGAGTCTAATTTGGGCTGTAAGATTTGAGATATTGGCGGCACGAAGTCCTTCTTTATCAATAAGCCCAAGTTCGGCATCGAGTTTAGTTAAAGCGTCTTGTTTTTCTAGTGCATCAAGAGACTGCTCAAACTCCTCAAGTTTAATCTCATTATTGAGCCGATACGCAAGGCTTTTCCATTTATTGTAAACCTCGTCAAGCTGCTCCTGTGAACCAATAGGGACTTGATCTGGATCTGCCGGGTACAAGAGGTCATAGAGCTTTTTCCACTGCTCTTCGAGCTTGCTGACCTGCCCCGTCAGGGTGTCGCTTAGCTTGACTTCCCCAATCCCAGAGATAAACTGCTGTGCTGTGAATGCTTGTTGGGCACTAACTCGGGATGCTTCATCGAGAACTTTTTTTAGCGCTTCCTCAGACTCTAGCTTAGCGAGTTTATCTTGAAGTTCATCAATGTTCTTGGTGAGATCCTTGACTCTTTCGCTCGTCGTGCTGTAGCCGAGAGAAAGTAGTTCTGTAATAAGATCTTTTGCGCTAGAGATCTCTCGTCGAAGTACTTCGTCAAAACCTATTAACTCGAGGTCGAAGAGAGACGACGCTTCCCTATTGGCTTCTGTGCGCCCGGAAATAGCGTCCCGTAATTTCTTTGAGAACTGAAGATCCTTGAGTTTTCTTTCAAAGTCTGCGGCGAATTTATCAAGATCTGCGGCCGTGTTTGGCAAGTTGAGAGAAGATGCTTCTGTTGCAAGCTTCTTAAATTCATCAGCTAAATCTTCAACAAGGTTTATTTGGCTGTCTAATGAACCTGTGGAAAGAAGGGCGTCAAAGTCTTTTACGATGTTACCAATAAGCCCCTCACTAATAATTTCTTCCGTGCTGGCTTGAAGGATGTCTTCGATTGCGTCCTTTACGCCAAGTAGATCGTTATTGGCTTCCCCAAAGGTGGCAAACGCGTTTGTAAACGCCTCCGTGATCTTTTGGCTTTGATCCAAGATGACGCCAAAAGATTCTTGTTGCGAGAAAAGAACGTCGCCTGTTTTTTGGGCTAAAAGGTATCGCCGTTGAGCTTCAAAAGCCAGGAGTCCTTCCTTATCGGCAATAGCTTCCTCAAGAGCGAGTATTTGTTCCCTCAGATCGACGTCTGCGGTCTTGATTCTTTCGAGTTCCGTAGCGGCTTGCTGACGAAGCTCAGCCGTTCTCTCATCCGACCGATAAATCTTATCGAGAAACCCAATTTGAGACTTATATACCTCAAGAAAGGCTTCTTCATCAGAAAGTCTTCGGCCAGTCTTTGAATCAAATAAAAGTCGCCGCTGAGCTTCGGCCGCCGCTTCAAGCGCCTCTTGGGTTTCCTCTAATTCTGTTTTAAGGACGGGAAGCGACAAGCTAGTAAGCTCGCCGTCAGTATCCTTAAGTAGTTGTTGAAAGCTAGATAGTGACTCATTAACTGAATCAAGCAACGCTTTGTTTTCGTATTGCTGCATCTGGAACGCCACGAATGCAGCCGTAAGCGCCGTAATACCCAAAATAATTGGGTGTGCAGTCATGAAAATTAACGCCGAAGCTAACGCAGCTAATCCCGCTGCCACCACAGGGATTAGAACGCTCAAAATGGTGAATCGGGCAATCATGCCCTTGGTGTTGCTGTCAGCTTTCTCGAAACTTTCCGCCAAATCACCAAGTGCAGTCGCTAAGATCCGTACATATGGAGTGAGCGCTTCACCCAATACGCGTCCCATAGTCTGTAACGCGTTAGTGTTTTTTTCAAGCTGGATAAAGAGTTCGTCTTCGAGGCCTTCGTTCATGGCGTCAAGGGCGCCATCGACATCTTCCAGTTGCACGAGGAGTTGGTAAAACTCCAATCCCATCTTCCCGATCACCGCCCCTGCAACACCAGCCCGCTTGTGAAGGATTTCAAAAGTTTGAGCTACGTCAAGATTTCCAGACGTGAGGGCTGTCAATTCCTTACCCGTGAACCCAAACTCCTCGCCAAGTTCGAGGAACACACCCTTCAAGCGCGTACCTGCATATCCCGACTTTTGACCCGCATTAGCGAGCAAGCCCAACAGCGCTACGGTCTCTTCAATACTGTACCCAGCAACATTTGCTACTGAACCTACGTTTTTAAGAGCTCCTGCTAGCTTGGTTGAATCAAGTGCTGATTGAGCAAATGCCGTGGCAAAGATGTCTCCAATTTCGGAAAAGCTTCGAAGCTCACCGTTAGCCCCTTGGAATTGACGCTGCGTCTCGGCAATGGAAGTCCCGACCTGCTGTAGGCTGCCTCCGAAAATCTGCGTAAGCTTGACGGAAGTTTCAAGCGCTTGGTTTGTGGATTGAGCGTCAAAGCCAAGCTTTTTAAGCTCAAGACCAAGTTGAAGAACCTCCGTTGCTGTAAACATCGTTTCAATACCAAGTTGCTTGGCTTTGTCTACGATGCCATCGATGTTCTCCCCAGTACCTACTGCACGAAGCTGACTTTCAATCTTGTTAAACTCGGCTGAAACGCGTATCGCGGCAGCTCCAACAAGACCTAGGGCAACGCCGAGGGACCGACCCAATGTCGATCCCAGGGCTTGCGCTTTCATTCGGAACGCCTCTAGCTTAGTGGCGGCTAACTCGGTGTTGCGAACAAACGGTTTGATGTCCAGCGTAAGTATCGCTGCTAACCGACTGGCTCCTACAATGCTTGCCATTAGCTAAAGTTTTTCATTTTCTCCAGGAGTGCCTGTGCTTCTTCCTTGGTTCGCACTCCTTGATTAGACTTAGTTGTGTACGGGTGGAAATCACCCGGCTCGAATTTTTTGCCCTTGCCGGAGTTGACGTTGGCGAGCAGTGCCATCACAGATGAGGTGTGATCCCACATGATGCTCTGTCTCAACATGAATCCTTCTCGGAGGTAAGCAAACTCCCTAAGAGTTAGCATCCAAAACTCATCTGGGGTCAACCCCATCATGAGCCCGGTCTTTAACAAGACCTTCCAAGAAAGCTCCTCTCCCTCTCCTAGGGCACCCCCGCCGTCGCGAGGGGTTATGAGTTTCCCTTGTCGTCGTCTTGGCCGCCCAGGGCTTCAGTGACCGCTGTCATCATCTGCTCCAGGGTGTCGCCGTCTTCAAGAGCCAAGGCGCAGAACTGCTCAAAGTCAGGCAGACCAGAGTCCTTACCTTTGCGAGCTGCATCGTTCTTCACTCCATAGTATGCGAAAGCTGGGATGGCGGTAAGTGAGTCTTCTTCGAGCCACTTGTCCAATTCACCCAGCTTGATCTGAAATGCGTTGCACATCATGCGCAATGCGTTGAGACTAAGAGATGCGTTGTACTTCTTCTTTCCGAGAGTGAACGTGAATTCGCCTTTAATCGTTTGCATGTGGTTGGTATTAAAAAAGGGGCGACGAACCTTACCGCCGCCCCATGTTGATTATTATTCCTTCAAAAGGGCATCGACGCCTGTCATGCTCACGCTGTATGTGGCAATCTCATCAACACCTCCTGATAGCTGTACTGATTCAAGCAGTGCTTGTCCATAGTAGTCCGTGGTCGTTCCGTTCTTGTCGATTGAGAACTTTACGATCACGTAGTATTTGTTACGAGCCAAGTCGAGCAAGTTTACACCGGCATCGTCGGACACCTGGATCAATCCATCAGCGCTGAGTGACCAGTCCTGTGTTGACTCTTGGAGCGTCCCTCCCTCTCCGTCGCGAGCGACTACCTCGACAGAGTTTGTCAAGTCGAGTGTTGAAGAGGTGGCGGCTCCTACGAGCTCAAGAAACTCCTCGCGATCAACGAAGGTTGAGCTGCCAACAGAACCGTATCCAATGTAAATGTTGTTCTCTCCGCTAGTGGCGTCTTCATTGACTACCAAAATCCGGTTAGCGTTAGCTGGGCTGGACGCTTCGAATGCAGCGATGTCTGCATACGGCCCTAGAACCTTTGCTTTTGTTTGTGAGTTCACGCTATCATAGTAGATAGCTAGACAATTTGCGTTTACTACTGCCATGATTTCTTAGCTTGCGTTGTTGTAACGGTAGAGTTTTCCGTATCCGCGAATGCTCACAGAATACGTTGCTGTGTCATCGAACCCACCAGTGATGCTGACGTTTTCGATGATGCCCTGACCAATGTAATTGACGTAGTTCTCTTGTGTTCCTTCTGTGTCTTTCTTCGTCACGTCTACAACGAATCGGACAAGCACGTATTCGCTCGCGCGAGCGATGTCCATGAGAGCGGTAGCTCCACTCTGAGATGAGTCGATAACGTCCTGAACCAGTCCGTCAGCAGAGAGTGACCACGCCTGAGCCCCTCCAATAATATAGGTCTCCGAATTGCACTGAGTGCTGCGGGCTACGATCTCGTCAATAGTGTTGCTCATGTCCAGGGTTGTGGACGTAGCTGCCGCCAAAAGCTTCAAGTCACCCGTTGCGTCAGCGATTGTTGAGGATGACTCCTTGATAATTGCAGGGAGGTTTGACCGTTCGTGAATGTCGTCTGTGGAAGACTTCACCAACAAACCGTAGTCGCCATCAGAAGCAGCGCTAAGGAAATTGGTCTCCGCTGTGGCCAAGGTGTCGTTTGCCGTAACTCGGTACGCTGTCGTTTGCCCCGAGTCGGCGAAGGCATAGAGCCCAAGATAGTTTGCGTTTAGTAGTGCCATTGTTTTGTTTTTTGTCCGCCCTTAATTCTTTGCCGCAAGATTTGCGTAGAACTTAGTTTGGAAAATCTCACCAAGCTCCCTACGCAGTTTTAGATTGTAGGTTGCTAGGTTTTTTCGAATTGCGGGTTGAATGTGGGGGTGCGGCCCATGATGCCGCGTACCTAATTCAGCCCAGTGATCGCGCCATCCAGCAGCATTGTAGGTGTCTCCAGCGTCTACGCCGCTGATGTAACCTAGCTGATTGGGTTGCACGACTCGGGGTCCACTGATGGCTCCGACACGAATGCCGAAAACATACTGTGGGGTTTTTTTAAGAGTGCGGATAGCGAAAGACTGGCTCAAAACACCAGTCAGTACCGGTGACTTTGCCTCCATGTCATTCCTCATATCCTTGGCTGCGTTAGCCATGGCTTTGTACAGAACCTTCTTCCTTGCTGTAAGGGATTTGAGTCTGCGCAACCTACTGGGGAAGGGATCGCTTCTTTTGAATCCCACCAGGTGCAAATTGGATCTATATGCTCCTGACGTGGCCATTAGGTTGCTGGGTTGGTTTCTGTGAGGTCGGTGATGTTTCCTTCGCTGTCTCTGACTGAGATGGGTAAGTTGTTGTTGTCTCGGCGACGAGCCCGTAAGCGCATACCCTCGCGTCGACCAAATGGAAGGATGGAGTACAGGTTGAAGTGTCCCCCGTTCCAAACGATGACATCGTCGAACTGAATGCCTGAGATCCAGCGGCACTTGAGCTCCATCTTCATCTCGCCCACCTCCTGGTCGTCATCGGTAAATTCCGACGCGCCAGCCGATGGTGTTCCGAGAGATGTGATCTTGCATCGGACGCCAACCTTGAACTCCTCGTAAACCTCCACCACATCGCCGAACTGATTCACAGTCCTTGTGGGGCGGTAGATGTTAATCTTTTCGGTGAGCTCTCCTGCCTTCATCAGTAGTGTCTTACGCTTTGAAGGAGGCGGTGAACACCCTCCTTAACTTCCGTTGTGATACCTCCGATGTTTTCTGCCTCGCGCTGGTTGTAGTAGTGGCCTACCAAGAGCAGGGCTGCTTGCTTGTACTGCTTGGGTACAGCCATAAGGTCTGTTCCGGCAGTGATGTAAGCTCGAGCAAAGTCCTCTTCGTGGGTGCTGCAATCCTCGCCGATGGCTGACTTGTATTCGCGCAAGTCCATGTAGCATGGATAGCGATCCGTGATGATCACGTTGTCGAAGTCGGTGCCGTTGTGAACAGTGAAGTACAGGTGGCTAGTAGTTTGAACGCCGTCGTCTGTGACCTGAACTCTGACGCGATACATACCTTCAGTCCAGTCTACTGGCGTCGCGGGCTCTACTGCCGTTGAAGACATGATCTCAATTGACCTTTGAACTTCGGCGCCTGTATATGAGCTATCAGCAACACCCGGGATGGTTCCGTAGCTACCGTCAGCGCCTCTTTTCTGAAACTGAACTGATACGGCTGTGATGTTCGTCACCTCTTCAAAGAGGAGGTTCAGGTCGATGTTATTGACACCGTTTTGCTCAACAGCAAAATGGTAGTCATCGAGGCCGGTGATTTTTTCGTTCAGGATCTCATTCTCGTACTCAGCCTCGAACAGCTTGTACTGCTCGAAATAAGATGGTTTGTCGTCAGCGTCCTTGCTTCGGTATTCCAACTTCCACAGGGTGGATACGTCGTTGATCTTGTGCAGCGTAAATGGCCGCTTCAGATCCTCGGCGTCCAGGTACACAATGACGTCGCTCTCCCCAAGGATGCGGTTCGTCAGTTGCTCCATGTAGTCCAATGCAGCTTCAAGGTAGATGAGCAAGAGGTCGTCCTCTGTTTCATCAATAGCACGGACGTGACTGCGCAAGAGGGCATAGGCAGCTTCCTCTACCTCCTCCAACGAT